GGGTCGATTTCCATATGCCTTCAAAGACATCAGAAGAACTATGGTATCTTTGTTCCAATATACTTACAGAACTATCCGAGCGTGACTCGGTTCGATATCGCATACGTGCTACAGAGGCATCTCTGGCGGCGAAACTCGATTTAATTGATGAAGACTTTACACACGACTCGGAGGGTTGTTAAATGGCAAAAATGTTCAATACTAATGTTGATCATATAGAATCAAAACCGAAAAAATCTCGTCAAGGAAAAGGTAAACATACTAAGTATGCCGCTTCCTCTCGTAATAAAGCAGCAAAGAGAACACGAGGACAGGGTTAGGAAACTCAAATAAATATAAAGGACTCCTATGAGTCCTTTTTTTATTGGTTCTACTATTATGGAAGAAAAGAAGATGTTGCGAGAAATCGCTAATGATAAGATCACTCCTAAGAAGACTGATCGTAATGTGAATAACGACCTTTATGAAAATGATGGTCTAGACTATGATAATGATGTATACGCACCGTGCGATATATAAATATTAATTAATACTAATAAATAAAGTAAGGTTTATAATAAGTAAATGCCTTTACAGAGGGTAAGTCAAGGATTTAAGGATATTAGCATGAGTTTTCAGGCTAATCCACTTAATGGTGACCTTATAGGACTTAAGAATGAAAATGCTATAGCACGAGCATTAAGGAACATCGTTTTTACCTTACCTGGTGAGAAGTTCTTTAATGAGAACTTTGGTTCTAATGTCTCTGCTTCTCTTTTTGAGAATATTGATGATATTACTGCCTCTACTATAAAGGATGAGATATATCAATCAATTCAAAACTTTGAACCAAGAGTTGAACTGACTAGTGTTAACGTCTACCCAAACTTTGATGAGAATGGGTTCGATATAGTGATTAAATACATTATTATAGGAACAGAAGTTCCTCCTCAAGAGTTACAATTTGTTTTAATACCAACTAGGTAAGATGCCATTAGTTAATTTCTCTAACCTTGATTTTGATCAGGTTAAAACAACACTTAAAGAATATCTTCAGTCGAATTCCAACTTCACTGACTATGATTTTGAGGGAAGTAACCTCTCAAGCATAGTTGATGTTCTGGCATATAATACTTACATCACTTCATACAATGCCAATATGGTAACGAATGAAGTTTTTATCGATAGTGCGACATTAAGAGAGAATGTAGTTAGTTTAGCAAGAAATATTGGATATTTACCTCGTTCTAGAAAGGCATCACAAGCAACTATAAGTTTTTTCGTTGATACATCAAGTGTAACTCCAACACCATCGACTATTATACTGAAAAAAGGTCCAGTTGTGGCATCTCAAGGATCTTTTGGTGGTTCTTCTTATGTTTTTTCGATTTTAGACGATATTACGGTTCCTGTTGTTGATAATATTGCAACATTTAGTAATATTACTGTTCATGAAGGCACAGTTTTAACATCTAACTTCGTTTTTAGTTCAAGAAACCCAAATCAGAAGTTTATTATTCCAAATGCAGGTGTTGATACTGGATTATTGAACGTAACAGTCGAACCAAACGCAAATTCGGTCAATGTAACGCAAAAATATAATTATTCTCTTCAAGATAGTCTTCTTGATGTAAAAAATAACTCAAAAGTCTTCTATTTACAAGAAATTGAAGACGAACAATACCAAATTTTCTTCGGAGATGGTATTTTTGGTCAAAAATTAGAAGATGGCAACTTTGTAACTGTCGATTATATCATTTCTAGTGGAAGTTCGGCAAATGGAGTCAATGCTTTTGACTTTTCTGGTCGAATTGTTCATCAAGTAGCAGGTGCAGGTCAAAATAGGACTGAAACACCTATTACATCAGGCATTTCTCTTGTAACATCCAACATAAAAGCAACTGGAGGTGAAAGTATTGAGTCAGTTGAGTCTGTTAAGAAGTTTGCACCTCGAATTTATGCTTCTCAGAACCGTGCATTGACTGCAAATGACTATGAGACACTAATTCCAGCAAGAATTTACCCTGAAACCGAGTCAATATCGGTTTTTGGTGGTGAAGAACTGGTTCCACCTCAGTACGGAAAGGTTTTTATCAGCATAAAACCAAGATCAGGTGACTTTTTACCTAACTTAACTAAAGATAACATCAAAAATAAGTTAAAGAAGTACGCAGTAGCAGGAATTGTCCCAGAAATCCTCGATTTAAAATACCTTTACATAGAATGTACCTCTAAGGTTTATTATAATTCCAATTTAGCACCTTCTGGAGGGGTTGTTTCTAGCATTGTTCAGCAAAATTCCACCAAATACGCTGATTCTACTGAATTAAATAAGTATGGTGCAAGGTTTAAGTACAGTAAGTTCTTAAACATGATTGATAATAGTCATGATTCTATTACTTCTAACATAACAACCATTGAAATGCGTAGGGATTTGAGGGTAGTACTCAATGCTTTTGCTGAATACTCCATTGGATTCGGTAATGAGTTCTATATTAAGAGTATGAGTGGATATAATATCAAGTCGTCTGCGTTTAAAGTAACAGGAATACAGGATAATGTCTATATTTCGGACATTCCTAACACTAATAGGGTAACTGGATCACTATTTTTGTTCACTTTACCTTCTTCTAACTCTACATCACCTACAGTTGTAAGAAGAAATGTCGGTACTATTGATTATCAGAAGGGAATTATCACTATTAACCCTATAGTTGTTCAATCTGGTAAGCAAAAAGACGGTCAAAGTATCATAGAAATGTCTGCATGTCCAAAATCTAACGACGTGGTTGGATTACAGGATCTTTATTTGCAACTAGATATAAGTAACAGTACATTTGAACCCATTGTGGACCAAATTTCGTCGGGTTTAAATCCATCAGCATCTAATTATACAGTATCTTCGAGTTTTGCAAACGGTAGTTTAGTCCGTGACGGTGGCACGACTGCTGGAACTACATTAAATACTACATCAACCACAACAGGAACAACATACTAGAACTATAACATGACAGAAAAAAGAGTTCAATTTAGTAATATTGTCCAAAATCAGCTTCCTGCATATGTTAGGGCAGATTTTCCGTTAATATCTGACTTCCTAAAGCAATATTATATTGCTCAAGAGTTTCAATCAGGTCCGATTGACCTGATTCAGAATATTGATGAGTATGTAAAGGTTGATCAAACCACAAATCTTAATGAATCTGTTGTTCTAAGTGCAGATATTGGTGTAGATGCTACAACAATTAGTGTAGATTTAATAGAATCTGAAAGAGGGACTGATGGATTCCCTGATACTTACGGATTATTAAAGATTAATGATGAAATAATAACTTATACTTCAAAAACCGATACTTCATTTGTTGGATGTGTTAGAGGATTTGCTGGTACAACGGATTATAAGAGTGAATCAAATCCAGATTCTTTAGTTTTTCAGACATCTGATGCAGCATCTCATACTAAAGGTTCTAATATTGTCAATTTAAGTTGTTTATTTCTTAAGCAATTTTTATTAAAGAGTAAATATCAATTACTACCAGGATTTGAAGGAAGAGCATTAAACGTAGATTTAGACCAAAATATTTTTATTAAACAGGCAAAAGATTTTTACTTAAGTAAGGGTACAGACAGATCTTTTGAGATTTTATTCAAGGCACTTTACAATGAAGATGTTAATGTAATTAAACCAAAAGACAGGTTATTTACACCATCTAATGCAGAGTATAGAATTACGAAGGACATAGTTGTAGAACCTGTTACAGGCGATCCTAGTGACCTTACAGAGGCAACCCTGTACCAAGATGCATATTCTGATACAATTGAAAAAGCATATGCTCCAATCACTTCAGTTGAACAAATCAGTGCTGGTGCTGGTCAAACGTTCTATAAACTTAGTATAGATAGCGGTTACAATAGAGATGTGAGAGTAGATGGCTCCATATATGGAACATTTGCTGTAAATCCAAAAACACAAATAATAGGGAAGGTATCTGTAGGAACTACAGTATTTGATGTAGATTCAACTATTAGTTTTCCAAATAGCGGTGAATTATATGTAACTTATGAAGATGAGAATGTTGGTGTTGTTTCTTATACATCTAAATCCATAACTCAGTTTTATGGTCTTACTAATGTTAATGGAACAATATTAGATGGAACTGTTGTTGGAATTAATACTTATGCATATGGAACTTCAGGAGTAGATGGATCAACTGTTAAGGTTAGAATTACATCTATACTAGAAAATTGCTCTTATCCTGATAACACTGTAGGACAAACTAAAAATTCAGTTGGAAAAATTAATACTTTAGGTTGTAGAAACAATTCTTTCAAATATACCGATTGGATTTACAACGTAGCACCGATTTATCAAATTAAAAGTTTTGAATTAATTGATGTATCGAATTTCACTTACAATGTTACATTAGACACTGATCATTATTTTAATATTGGAGATTCTGCTCAAATTATCACTTCAGGTGCAGAACTTGCAGAATCAATGACAACTAAAATTGTCAGCATCAATTCTGCAACATCTTTTAGTATTCAGGGACAGGGACAACTTCCTACTCAAGATACTTATAAAATTAAAAGACTAATATTACGTTGTATATCAAATTCCTTCCCAGAAGCTTCAATTTATTCGACAAACGTTCAAAACGTCTATAAAGATTCTGATAATTTATTAGTTGCATCTCCTTCTATACCTTCTTACCCTTCTCAACCAATTAATGCGTCTACTAGATCCATTTCTTTCAAGGGAACCTTTGCTGGTGATGAATTTAACATCACCGACTTATCTAATGGTACAATTATTGACGATCATGGTTTCTATACTGGAGATGAAGTATATTACACTCCAGAAATAGTAAGCACAACTACAATTAGTCCTATTACAGGTCAGGCAGGTATTACTACTGCTATTAATTACTTACTTCCAAAAGAAGGTCTTTATTTTATAAAGAGAATAGATTCTAGAATAGTTCAATTTGCAGTAAGTACTTCTGACATCTATAATGGTAAGTTTATTAGCGTTCCTTCTACCACAGTAACGAATCAGGTAATAGAACCTTACAAGTTTAAGAATAAAACGTTAGAATCTCAAAAATTATTAAGAGAAATTTCTAATCCTGAAAATGGAGGTACTAAAACCAAAACTGAAGCAGGATTTACTGGTATTTTAATTAATGGAGTTGAAATCTTAAATTACAAATCTCCTGATGTTATTAGATATGGTAAAATTGAAGAAATTGAGGTTTTAGCAGAAGGATCTGAATATGATTTAATTAATATACCAACTGTAAACATTACTGATGCAGTTGGTACAGGTGCAACAGGATATTTGGGTGTTTCTGGAAACTTAAAAGAACTTAGAATAAAAGACCCTGGTTATAACTATGCAAAAGCACCAACAGTAACTATTACAGGTGGTGGCGGTGATGGTGCTAAGGCTACCGCAAAAATGAAGTTGGTTAATAACGAACCATCATTCGTTGCTCAAGTTATTGAGGGTGTTGTTAATGTTGGATTGGGTGCAACTAACTCTACTATTGGGTTTAGCACTTATCATAGATTTAATAATGCGGAAAAAGTAGTTTATGTTTCAAATGGTCAAAAATCTGTTACTGGATTAAGTACAAATAACGTTTATTATGCTGGATTAAAGAGTTCAACCAAAATTGCATTACATACAACTGAAGAAGATGCGATTGTCGGTGTTAACACTGTTACTTTGAGTGACTATGGTGTTGGTACTCAATTCATCAAGTCTTATGAGAAAAAATTAGCAGTAGATTCATTTATTATTAATGATAGTGGTTACGAATACAAAAATAATCGAACTTCTACCCTTCCTGTTGGCGTTAATACTTCAACAAATCAAATCAACATTGACAATCATCATTATGAGTCTGGTGATACTATTAAGTACACTACTCTTGGAACTAAGATTGATGGATTGGATGATGGATCTGAATATGTTGTAACTAAAGTTGATGATGATAATTTTAAACTTTCTGCACTAGGACCAATTGGTGATAAAACGTTTAATTATGATACTAATCAATATATTCAGTTTACATCAGTAGGTGTTGGAGTTCAACTCTTTAATTATCCAGATATTGTTGTATCTCTAAGTGATGATGCACAGGATATACAGGGAATCAAATATCCATGTGATATTGATCCTATTTTTAGAGGTAGTGTAAAATCTATCAATTTAACAAATAATGGTGTTGGATATGGTTCATCTGAAATCATTAATTTTGATAGACAACCATTAATTGAACTTTCTAAGACAGTAGATGCTCAATTAACTCCTATTGTTAATGATGGAAAGATAATTGAAGTATTTGTTAATTATCCTGGAACGGGATACTTTAGTCCTCCCGATTTAATTATAAACGGTGCTGGTATTGGTGCTGACCTTGTTCCTATTATTGAAAATGGAGCTATAAAAGAAGTTAGAGTTATTAATGAGGGAACAGGTTATGTTCAAAATACCACGAATATTTCAATAGTATCACCAGGAACTGGAGCAGAATTTAGAGCAAAGATTAAAGAATGGACATTAAATTTAGTTGAAAAGAATAAAGATAGATTTACTGCAGATGATGGTTTCATTACTATTCCAAGGAATGTTGATTTTGGACTTCAGTATTCACACCTATATGCACCCAGAAAATTAAGAGGACAAACATTTGCTGTTGGTATTAATACAGTTACTGGTGATACCCTATATGGACAGTCTGATTTACAAATTGTTAATGGTGAAGAAGCAACTTCACAATATCATTCTCCTATAATTGGTTGGGCATATGACGGCAACCCAATTTATGGTCCATATGGATACACCTCTGTAAGTGGTGGATCAGTTGGACAATTAAAATCTGGATATGAAATTCAAATATCAGATGAAAGACCTCCTCTTAATGTTTTCCCAGAAGGATTCTTTATTCAGGATTATACTTATGTTAAAACTACTGACGCATTAACTTTAGACGAAAATAATGGAAGATTCTGTATTACACCTGATTATCCATTAGGAACATATGCATATTTCTCAACCATTACACCAGGTCAACTATTAGATTCTGATGGACCTTTTGAAGGATTTAAGAGTCCTGTATTCCCTTACCTTATTGGGGATAGTTTCAACTCAAAAGTAAATACTTTTAATTTACAACGCCTATCAAATCAAGATAGTATAGATTTAAATGACACTAATTGGTCTAGAAATACAACTCCATATAATTTAATTGACGGAACACTACAATATGAATATATTGCAATTCCAAATGATTTATCACAGACTGTTGATATTACTTCAGTAACTCCAGGTTCTGTGGATAAGATTGGCATCAATACTGGAGGTTATGATTATAAGGTAGGAGATTCTGTAGTATTTGATGAGACTGGTACAAAGGGTTATGGTGCTAATGCAAAAGTATCTTCTGTTAAAGGTCAGCAGGTTAAGTCTGTAAGTTTAGGAACAACAAGTATCGAAGGAGTTGAATTTTATTCATCAACTAATGATACATATGAAGTTGTTGCCACAAATCCTCATGAATTTAAGTTAAATGATAATATAATAGTTTCTGGTTTATCTACAACTTCTTCTAAATTAGAAGGTGCATATAATATAGGAATTACTACTGCAAACTATTCATTAACTGGAGCAGGAGCTACTTCATCTGGAGTTGGTAATATTTCAGTAACTGGTATTGTCACTTACTTTAGTGTTGACAGTACTATCACTGCAAAACCAAATGATATATTTAAAATTGGCACAGAACAAATAAAAGTTCTAAATCCAGAACCAACCAAATCTAGACTTAGAGTTTTAAGAGGTCAGAATGGAACTACAGGATCTGCTCATACAGTAACAACAACTCTCTTTGAACAGCAAAGAAGATTAACCATAAATGCAGGTTTCCATACAACAGATAGTATAAAACGCAATACTGAATTGTATTTTGATCCTTCAGAATCAGTTTCTGTTGGCGTTGGTATTGGAACTACTTTATCATTCTCTAATCCTGGTGCAGGTATAAGTGAACTTTTTGTTCCTTCAAAATCAATATACATTCCAAATCATAATTTAGAAACTGGTGACGTATTAACATATAATTCAAATACTGGAACAGCACTTTCAGTAAGATATAATGAAAGTTCATCCATAGTTTCGTTGACTGATGGACAGGAACTTTATGCTGCTAAAATTAGTTCTGACTTAGTTGGTATAGCAACTGTATTTGTAGGAGTAGGAACTACAGGAACTTTCACAGGCATTGCAAGTGCTTATAGCAATTCTTCCACTCTATTCTTCACTGGAATTGGAACAGGAGTTTACCATAGTTTCAAAACTAACTATAAACCAATAACAGGTAATATTAAGAGAAATTTAGTAACAGTATCAACTGCCAGCACTCATGGATTGGTTAGTGGTGATGTAACTGATATTGATATCAATGTTTCAATTGGTTCTACATTTATTGTTGCATATAATGATTACAATAGAAGAATTGTAATTAACCCAAGAGATTTTGGTGTTGCAAATGTTGACGTTGCTACTAATACAATAACTATACCTGCTCATGGTTACTTTACTGGACAGAAGGTTATTCACACTGCTGCAACTCCTTGTGTGGGATTAGAAGATAATGCAATTTATTATATTGTTGTAACAGGTGATAATACAATCAAACTTTCCCAATCTTATTATGATGCTACTCTACTAAAACCAAATGTATTAAACATTACTGGTGCTTCTAATGGAACGATTAATCCTATCAATCCAGGAATTAGTGCATATAAGGATTCAGTCATTGATTTCAATCTTACAAGTCCATCATTAGCATATTATAAGTTAACAGCACAATATTCTGCGTTTGAGTTAGATTTCTATACTGATAAAGAAATGACTACTCTGTGGAATAAGAGTAGTGAAAGTGAAACATTTGAAATCAATAGAAGAGGAAGCGTAGGTATTTCAACAAATGCTAATGTAACTGTAGCAGTTAATAAGAATACTCCATCTACTTTATACTACAAGTTTAATCCTATATTTGAATCGGATTTACCTGCTGTTAAAAAGGAGATTGTAGTTGATACAGAAAATACTTCAAATAGTGAAGTTGAAGTAAAAGAGAGTCTGTATAATGGAAAACAGCAGGTTAGTGTTGGTATTGGTTCTACTAATTCATTTACATACACATTAACAGTTGATCCAGAAAAATCTTCTTATATTTCTTCTACATCGAAACTTGATTATACAACAAGTTCAAAAACTGCTCTCGGTGGAATATCTGATTTTAAAGTTCTTTATGGTGGCAGTAATTATTACAGTCTTCCTGGTATTTCTACTATTACTACGGATTTTGGAAAAGATGCCATTATAAATGCAGAAACTTCAACTATCGGTAAAATTAACAACACAGAATTAAGTAGTGTTGGATTTAACTTCCCTTCCGATAAAACTTTAAGACCATCTTTAAATTTACCACAAGTTATAGAGGTTGATACTCTTCAAGGAATTGAATCTGTAGGAATAACATCTGTTGGTCGTGGTTATTCGTCTGCACCTACATTATTAGTATTTGATGGCAAGACTAATGAAGAAGTAGATGGTATTGATTTAGCATATGATTTAGAATCTTCTACTGTAACTATTCTCTCTAATACTGCAGGGGTTAGTGATGCTTCTCCAACTATTCTACCTACTAAGAATAGTAATGGTGTAGGAATTAGCACTATTAGTTACAACAGTAGCAGTAAAGATGTAACTGTTAGTCTTGCAGTAGGATTCGGTACAGATGATACCTTCCCATTTGCTTATGGCGATAAAGTCATGATCGAAGGTGTTAGTGTGGGAGTTGGTTCAACAGGACAAGGATATAATTCAGAAAACTATGGTTATCAGTTATTCTCATTACTATCGGTTGCTAAAAATCCAGGTGGTATTGCAACAGTAAGATATGGTTTAAGTGAGTACTATCCTGATAGTATAGTAACACCAGGTAATATTGATATCTTCAATTCTGCTGGTAGAATTATTGCTGAAAAGGATTTCCCAAGTTTCGATGTTACATTAAAGTCAAAAGATTATTTTATTGGAGAAACAGTTAAATCTACATCTGCTTCTGGTACTGTCGAAGGTTGGAGTGCTGCAAATGGAATATTAAATGTTACTTCTAACACTAACTTTAAAGTTGGTGAACGTATTACTGGTGAAACTTCTAATAGTCAAGGTATAGCATCATCTGTAACTTCTTATGATTCTTACATTAATTTAAATTACTTCTCAATAGTTAAGAATGGTTGGCAGAGTGACTCTGGAGTTCTTAATAATAATATTCAAAGAGTTCAAGATAATCTGTATTATCAGAGGTTTGCATATTCATTAAAATCAAGAGTTCCATATTCTACATGGGAAGATGTTGTTGGTTCATTAAATCATACTTTAGGATTTAAAAACTTTGCTGATTTCCAAGCAGAATCTTCAAACATAGGATCATATGGAATAATTGGCAGTCAGGTCACCTTTAATGCTCCAGGTATTTCTACAACTAGTAGTTCTGGTGATTGGGTGCTTACAAGCACTGTAGGTAGTTCTAATGTGTCATATTCTCCAATGACCATTGAACCTGCAGAACCTTCTGCTATTATTGATAGGATACAGGATGTAATTGGATATGCTAATTTAAATACGGTACAGGATTTTGAAATTGCTACTGAGAATGCTCTCAGTGTAGGTTCTCAATTAGTTTCTACGGAGTTAGTTCTATCTGGTGCTAGAGTTCTTACAGATTACTTTGAATCTATTGGTAACAGAGTTCTTTCGATTGATGATATTAGTAGTCAATTTAATAGCAATCCAAGAACAACAACATTTAGTGTTGTTAGTAAGTTTGATTTAGCAGATGTTAGGTCTCTCAAATTTATTACTTACGTTAAAGATAAGAGATTCTTTAACACTAGACAATTAATGATTGTTGATTTAGTTCATGATAATTATATTGGATATTTAAACCAATATGGTAGAATTGAAAATGTTTATGATTTAGGATCATTTGATTTTAATATTACTGGAACAGAAGGAGAGTTACTATTCTATCCTAACAAATATCAGGTAAATGATTATGAAATTACCGCATTATCATATAATTTAAACGATAATCTATTAGGAGTAGGAAGTAGTGTATTTGGTGCTGCTGCAGAGGTTAAGACAAGTAGTGTAGAGATACCTGCTAATACACCTACAACAATTGTAAGTCTTGCAAGCACTTATCGTGCAGCAAAAGTTTTAGTATCACTTACTGCAGATACTGAAAAAATTGATGCTGGTGGAGAATTTGAATTTGACGAACTTAATGTTCTTAATGATGGAACAAATGTAGAGATAGTTGAGTATCCACAATTGATTACCAGTCCTGGTGCAACTAACCCAATACCTGGTTTTGGAACGTATTCTGGATATCTAGAAGGTAATTTATTAAAGATTGATTTCCATCCTCATAATAGTACTGCTGGTGTAGGAACTACTTCAATTGTTAATACTATTCAAGTTGCTATCAGTAGTGAGACTTCTACTGGAAGTGGTTCATTTGATTTAAAACATGCAAGAATTGAAGGTAAGTCAACAACTATAAGTGCTTCTGGATCTCCAACTGAAAATGTAATTGGAAGTTATCCTGATGACTATGATGCAGCATACTTTATTGTTCAGATATCTGATACCACTAATGACACGTATTACTTATCTGAAGTAATCGCTCTTGATGATTATGATGCTGATACTAGCACTGGGGATACTTATAATGCAGAATATGGTATCATTGAGTCTGTATCAGGTCTAGGAACCATTGGAACCCGTATAACAGGTTCTGTAGTTGAATTAGTATATACTCCACTTCCTAGTATTGATGCTCATGTCAATGTATTCATGAATGCATTAAGAATCCAAGATGATTCCAGAGATGTAATAAGTCTTGAGAATGGAACAATACAAACTGAGTATGGTGAGTATTTTGGTACTGAGAGAGATATTAAGAGAGCATTTGACTTAAAGCACCAAACAAACGATATCTTTAATAGAAGTTTTGATGGAAGCAGCACAAGTGTAGTTGATTTGACTAAGAATACTATTCAGATGGCAAATCATTACTTTGTCACTGGAGAGGAACTCCAATACATCCATGCTGGTGCTGGTACAACTCAAGCACTTGGAATCGCATCCACAGATGGATTTGTAGGTGTAGGAACTACTGACAAATTACCATCATCAGTATTTGCAGTTAAGATTACTGAAGATAAGATCAAACTTGCAGCAACTGCTAAAGATGCCCTTATGGGAGTTGTTAATAATGTTGACTTTACTAGTGTTGGTATTGGTACATCTCATAGATTTGTTTCTACGAATCAAAATTCAAAAGTACTTGTAACACTAGACAACATTATCCAATCTCCTCTTGTATCTACTGCAGTAACCACTCATCTTGAAAACGAAGTATTCACTACTAGTGATATTGTCGAATTTGCAGGAATTACCTCATTCTTTGGTGGAGACTTGATTAAAGTTGGTAATGAGATAATGAAGATTGAAGGTATTGGTGTTGGAAATACAAATACCATAAGAGTACGTAGACAATGGTTAGGAACATCTCTGGCTGGATATAGTACAGGTGATGTAGTAACCAAGGTTATTGGTAATTATAACATTGTAGAAAATACTTTAAACTTTGTGGAAGCACCTTATGGAACTCTTCCAATGAGTTCTACTACCAATCCACCTGATTCTAGGGACTGGGTTGGAATAGCAACAGGGTCTCATTTCCAAGGACGATCATTTATGCGTTCTGGTATTCCTAATACTGCACAAGAAACATATGCTCGTAACTATATCTTTGATGATATTTCATCAGGATTTACTGGAACAGAAAGAGACTTTGTTCTAACTTCTGCTGGAGGAACTGTAACTGGTATTGAAAATGACAATGCTATTATCTTAATAAATGATGTCTTCCAAGGACCAGGAATACAGTATGATTATACTTTAGAAGAATCTGGTTCAACAGGTATTACAACTATATCATTTACTGGAACTGCATCATCAATCGCATCTGATGTCAATACTTCTAATCTTCCAGTTGGCGGTGTTATAGTTTCAGTAGGTTCTACTGAAGGATTTGGATATCAACCATTAGTCGCTGCTGGAGGAACAGCAGTAGTATCTGCAGCAGGAACAATCTCATTAGTCTCTATTGGTAACAGTGGTTCTGGTTACAGATCTGGTATTCAAACAACAGTTAATGTTGGCATACAAACTGAAAGTCTAGCAGGTGTTAATATCGTTTCTATAGGAACAGCATCAATTTCAAATGGAAATATTGTTGGTGTGGCAGTTACTAACTCTCAGGTCTTCTATGCCCCAAGAGTTGTTGATAATGCAGTATATAACAATTCTACTGGAGAGTTGGTTGTAACCACTTCTGCTGCTCACGGATTAAATGTAGGTAGTGAAGTATTAGTATCAGGAATAGCATTTACTTGCACATATTCAAGTTCTGCTCCCAGAAATCTATCCAACTTCGTTTATGATAATGTTACTGGTATAGCAACAGTAACTACTACCACTGCTCATGCTTTATCTGTAGGCAAGGATGTAATCTTTACTGGAATTGCAATGACATGTGGATTAGATGGTGGTTCATCTACTCATGTATATCCAAGAACAACTGACCCATATTATTCTGGTTCTGTAGTTACTAAGATTATTTCTGTTCAGAAATTTGAGACTAATGTTGGTGTTTCTACAGTACCTACATTCTATCAGTCAGGAGGAACAGTTCAAAGGTCATTGATGACTCCAAGAGCAACTGATCCTGCTGCAGAAGGAACAGATGTTCTCAAGGTAGTGGATTCTAATACATTTGCTGTAAACGTTGGTATATCAACAACAGCACACCTTTATGCTAGAGGTGGAAGTGTTAAGATGCCAATGGAAGTTGTTTTTGACTCACCACTTGGTTATTCAAATGTTCCTTTACAATACAGTTCATCTTCTGTATCTGGAATAGGTTCTAACGCAACAATTGATATAGTAGTTGGTAGAGGTTCAAGTGTTACGGACTTTACTCTTAGAAATACTGGATATGGATATGGTAACGGAGAAATCTTAACTGTAGCTATCGGTGGAACCACAGGAATACCTACAACTTCATCTTATCATGAATTCCAATTAACAATAGATGAAATATTTACTGATGAGTTTACTGGTTGGTCTGTAGGTCAATTACAAGACTTAGATGATGTTGCATACTTATTTGATGGAAATAGACTAACCTTCCCATTAAGTCAGGGAGGAAATGTTGTTTCTATAAGAGCAAGCAAAGGTTCTCCTATTAATATTCAAGATACTCTTCTAATCTTTGTTAATGATGTTCTTCAGGTTCCTGGTGAAGGATTTAAGTTTGAGGGTGGAAGTACTCTTACATTTACTGAAGCACCTAAAGCAAAAGACACTTGTAAGATAATCTTCTACAAGGGTAGTGGTGATCAGGATGTTAAATTTAGAGATGTTATAGAACCTGTTGAAGTTGGTGATACTTTAACTCCAAGTGCATATGCTCCTACTCCATCTTATCTACAAGAAGACCCAAGAACAGTTACATTAATTAAGTCTACAAATAACGTAGATACTATTCCTTATTATGGTCCAGGTATCACTGCTGATCCTAATCAAACTAAACCAGTTATTTTGACTAGGCAGACAGAAGATATGATTCTTAATGGAAAAGAAGTTTCTAAGGATAGAGGATTATACGAACCTCGTGTTATTCCTGCAGCAAATATTATTAAGGCGGTTGGAGTAACTTCAACTCAACTCTATGTTGATAATGTAAGACCGATATTTGATTCTCAAAATGAGAGTGATATTGGTCTTACATTCCAAGATCAAGTTACTTTAACATCTCAAGTAGTAAAAGAAGGTGCTACTGCTACATCTGTAGTATCTACTGGAGGAACTATTAGTTCTATCTCTGTTGTTGATGGGGGAACTGGATATGATTCAGCACCAAATGTAGTCATTTCTAATGCGGTTGGATTTGGTTCTACTGCAACTGCAACAGCACAGATTAGTGGTGGTTCAGTTACAGGTGTAACGGTATCATTCGGTGGTACAAATTATAGTGAAAGTCCTCAAGTTCTCATTGAACCTCCTACTTTGGTTTCTGAGACTAATGATGTTGACTCCTATATTGGTGACTATGGTGTTGTTGTTGGATTCGGTACTACAACAATAAGTACTGTTGATAAGATGATTATGGATTTATACATTCCAACATATTCTGATTTAAGAGAACCAAAATTAGTTGGAACTGCGATTACTATTAGTTCTCTTGATCTTCAAGATTACTTTATGGTCTTTGCATCTAATGCAGGAAGTGCTACAACATCTATAACTTCTAAAAATGTTGATAATAATATAATTGGTGTAGGAACTCAGTTTATTGATAACATATACCAAGTAAGTGCAGTAAGTAATGTTACTAGAAATGTAGTTGGTGTGGGAATGACTGTTGTAAGAAGAGTTTATGCAAATATAAGTGGTCTTTCAACGGTTACCTTTGGAACCACTGGTATTGACTTCTCTTCTGAGTTCTATACCTTTGATGACGATGGTGAAGGAACAGGAAGTGGATTCGCAGGAATCATAACTGCTTCTAATTACTTTGGTAATTATAGTTGGGGTAAGATTACTCTTACAGGCAGATCTGAAACTAATCAGTTTGAGGTTTATCCAAATGATGGTATAAGTGGAATCTCTACTTGGCCATTAGTACAACGGACAATTCCTTTGAAGTCCTCTAATTATATTATCTAAATACTTTTAAATCTAGTGCTCTATAAATGGCAAAGTTAGGAATATCAACGGGGGCAGCACCAGACGACGGCACAGGTAGTAGTCTGTTAGTTGGTGCTGCTAGAGTCAATAGTAATTTTGATGAACTTTACACTTTATTAGGTGCAGGTTCGACTACCAACCTGGCACCTGGTATTGTTACTTCTATTGTTGCTGGAGATAATATAAGTGTTTCTGGTGGAA